CTTGTAACTCGTAAGTTACAGTTGTTCTCACTATCAGATGTTGACCCTGCAGTAGCAGACATCATCGCGTTCAACATGGCAGACTCTCTAGACAAGATTGCAATGGAAACATTGCGTCAGGGTACAAATGTTATCTACGGTGGAACTCGTACATCAACAGCAACAATCACATCATCAGACACAATCACTGCAGCAAACATCCGTAAGGCTGTTGCTAAGTTGCGTTCAAACAAGGCTGTTCCACGCGAAGGCTCACTCTACTGGTGTGGTATCCACCCAGAAGTTTCACACGACCTTCGTGCAGAAACAGGCGTTGGTGGATGGAACGACATGCACAAGTACGCAGAGACTGGCACAGGACAGTTCTGGCCAGGAACTATCGGAACATTTGAAGGTGCTTACTTCGTTGAGACACCTCGTATGTACCGTGGTATTGATGGTGCAGACCAGACAGCACTTGCTACAACAGCAGTAACTGTTGCTGGTACATCAGCAGGCTACACATTTGGTGTTGCTTCAACATCTGTAATCGCTACTTCTGCAGAAGCAGGAGACAAGATTTCAGGTACAGGTATCGCATCTGGTGCAAAGATTACATCTTTGGTTACATCAGGTTCAACAACTACAATCACTGTAGACACAGCAAACACTGCTGCAGTAACAGTGTCAACCGTTGTAACAGTAACTCCAGTAACAGCCAACTACCGCACAATCCTTGCTGGAAAGCAGGCACTTGCGGAGGCAGTTGCACAGGAGCCAAATGTTGTCATCGGACCAGTCGTTGACCGCTTGATGCGTTTCCGCCCAATCGGTTGGTACGGAGTCCTCGGATTCTCTCTATACCGTCAGCAGGCGCTATACCGCATTGAAACTGGCTCATCAATCCAGTCATAATTTGATGGTGGAGGGGGCGGAGCAATCCGCTCCCTCTACACTTTAAAAGGAGAATAAATGGCAGAGTACAAGTTTGTACCACCCACAGTATTTGAAACCCCCATTGCGTGGGACAGACTGTTTATTCGCTACGGTATTAACCGTGGAGTTTCTGTCTTAATGATTGACGGAACATACTCAAGTTATCGCTTCCCTGCTCAAACAGATATTGCTGCATCCACTGAACATTACTTAGGTGGACACCAATACATTATTGACGAAAAAACAAAGAATCGCCTTACCGACCCAAGTATCGGTGGCGTATACGGGGATTACATAACACAACTATGAATCTACATCAGAAGCAGAAACACCCTGAGTTTGTTGAAGGATGCTTTGGCTGCAAGATTGGTACTTTGGAATTAGGTACTGGTGATGCAGGCAGAGCAGATTCCATGCCTCAGAAGAAGTGGAACAAAGAATTAGATGCTTACTCTGCAGCACGCAAGCAGGGTATCCAACCAGCAGGTACAACCATGAAGGCTGTGCAGGCAGCAGTTGATGCATCAAATAAACAAGGCAAAGCATTTAACGCTAACACGGGGGGATTTGACTAATGACTGCCATCGTAGGTATTCAGGGAAAAGACTGGGCGGTTATCGCTGCAGATTCCATGACTACCTATGACGACAAGCCATACTTCTCCAAGAGTTTTGAAAAGGTTGCACGCAAGGGTGATTATGTATTTGCCTTTGCAGGCGATGCCATTGCTGGCAACATAGCAAACTTTATCTGGACACCGCCTAAGTTTATTAAGACAATGCCTACAGATATATTTGTTCAGACCAAGGTATTGCCTTCGTTGCGTGATGTAATGAAAGACAATGGCTACGAGCCAGATACTGCTAAGAATCCAGATGCTGGCTTTGATGCCCTCATCTGTGTTAACGGAATCATCTATGAAGTAGACCAGGATTACCTATGGTCACGAGATGACCGTGGCTTATATGCAGTAGGTAGCGGTGGACCAATAGCGCTAGGCGCATTAGCCACTGGCTTTAGCAAGAACTCTGTCAAGGCTGCTGAATTTGCAGCACGCAGAGCAATCAAGATTTCTGCTGACTACACAATCAGTGTCGGTGGAGATGTCAAAGTCATAACACAAAAGGGGAATGAAATGGCAGCAGCAAAGAAGATTACAAAGAAGGCAGCATACGCAGCCTACGAAAAGACAGAATCAAAAGCAGTCAAGAAGGCTGAAATGAAAAAAGGTGAATCAAAGGCTGAGAAGGCTCGTGAAACCAAGGCTGGAATGGCAATGCTAAAGAAGAAGGGTAAGTAATTATGTGCTCAACATGTGGATGCGGAAGCAAAGTAGTTAACCAAGATGACAACTTCGGAACAGTAAACCCTTACGGTATTCCTGCACCAGAAGTTAACAAGCCAACAACGCTAGGACAAAAATAATGGCAAAGGGTATGGGTTTTAAAGCAGCACAGAAGTCAATCGCAAAGAAGCAAGGAATCCCAATGAAGAACGCGGGAGCAATCCTTGCAGCAGGTGCACGCAAAGCAAGCCCTGCAGCAAAGAAAGCAAATCCAAATCTTAAGAAAGTATTGCCAGCCAAGAAAGGCAAGTAAATGACAGACCCAAGACTAAAGCGAGCAGGAGTGTCTGGTTTCAATAAACCAAAGCGCACACCAAGTCATCCAACAAAGTCACATGTAGTTGTGGCTAAAGAAGGAGATAAGGTCAAGACTATTCGCTTTGGTCAACAGGGTGTCACTGGCGACCATACGCCAACAGCAAGACAAAAATCATTCAAGGCTCGTCATGCAGCAAACATTGCCAAAGGCAAGATGAGTGCAGCGTACTGGGCAGACAAGGTGAAGTGGTAACTATGGCTACAGGTTATGAAGGTTCAACACTGGTTGCTGAATTAAACAGGCTTGCAAACTCTGGAACATACCCAGCCCGTACTGCTTTCCTGGAAGCACCAGGAGCAGCGAACAAGTGGGCTGGTACCTCTGGTAAAGATTTACTAGGAGCGCTCAATTACAAGGCTGACTCAACTCGCCAGCCAAATAACTACAAAGGTTTAAATGCAGTATGTAACGAACTTGCTAGTACCACTGGCAAGTCAGCCGTATCAGCCTTAAGGAGCATCAATCTGTGAGCACCCTTGAACAGATGACTGACCGTATTGAGACACTTCTCCACGGTTACAGCATGAACACAGAATCAACTACTTGGCTTGTAGCCCCTGCATCATCAACAAGCATTAGTATTTCAGTTAATGATTCAAGCATAGTTAGTCGTGGCTTTGTTCAAATTGGTGATGAGTTAATGTATGTCAATAGCACCAACAACATTGACAACATTCTTAACCTTGCTCCATGGGGTCGTGGACAGCGTGGCTCTGTTGCTGTAGAACATGACAATCTATCTAAGGTTGTTGTTGCTCCAGTATTTCCACGCTATGAAATCAAAAAGGCTATCAACGACACAATTAACTCTGTATACCCACAGGTCTTTGCCATCGGTCAGTATCAGTTCAACTACATTGCTGCTCGTACAACCTACGATATTCCTGATGAAGTGCAGAACATCCTTACTGTTACCCACTCAGTCATTGGTCCTTCCAAGGAGTGGTTACCAGTGCGTGCATGGCAGATTGACCGTACTGCTAACCCAACAGCCTTTGGCGATGGTACTAACTTTGGTCACAGCCTTAGCGTGTATTCACCTATCGTTCCAGGTCGTCCTGTGAATGTGGCTTTCGCTAAGCGCCCATCACTTTTTGATATTAACTCAACAGCATCACAAGAAATGTCTACTGTCACTGGTCTGCCATCGTATGCAGAGGATGTGCTCATTTATGGAGCAGCCTTTCGTATGGTTTCATTCCTTGACCCATCACGCTTGGGTCCACTATCTGCAGAAGCAGATGTTCTTGACAATCAGCGTGGACCACAGAGCGGTGCTAATGCAGCCCGTTTCTTGTTCAATGTTTACAGCACTCGTTTAAACGAAGTGGCGGAGAACATGCGCCGTCAGTTCCCAGTTCGTTCACACTACCAGAGATAAGGCACCCACATGGCAGCAGGAGACCCAGGTTCGTTAAAGAGAACTTTCTCAGCAACAGCAGTTCAAGCAACGCTAGTCAACTCTATTTCATCAGCAGCAACTGGTGATACAACAACAAGCGTTGCTGTAACATCTGTTAGCGGTTTTCCAATTAGCACACCGTTTGTTCCTTTTACACTTATCCTTGACCCAGATGGTTCAAAGGAAGAAGTAGTAACGGTAACGGCTGCAGCATCAACCACCCTTACTATTACCCGTGGACAAGACAGCACACCTGCAGTAGCACACGCTGCTGGTACATCTGTTCGCCATGGTGTATCTGGTCGTGACTTTAAAGAAGAACAGACTCACATTGCTGCTCGTGGTTATGATGCAGATACATCAATTCTTGCATCTGCTGGACAAACACATGTGCACGGACTTCAATCTGGCGATGGTTCAATCGTTGGTTCAACACAGGCTGTAACTCTTACACGCAAGACATTAGGCACTGGCACATCTATTAGTTCAACTGTAGATAACTCTGGCGGTACAATTTCTGGCGGTGTCATTACTACTGCGACAGTCACTGCTTCTACTGTCAGAAGTTCAACACTTACTAACGACACATTGGGTTCAAATCTTGCTGCTGGTGGTTACAAAATTACTGGCTTGGGCACACCTACAACTACTGGCGATGCTACAACTTATGAGTATGTAAACTCAATTCTTGGTTCAGCCACTGCAGCATCTACCTCTGCAACAAGCGCTGCTACTAGCGCAACAAGTGCAGCAACCTCAGCAACATCGGCTGCTACAAGCGCAACATCATCTGCATCAAGTGCAAGTGCTGCAGCGACATCTGCTTCATCAGCGCTAACATCACAGACTGCTGCTGCTACCAGCGCCACAAGCGCTGCTGCATCTGCTACGGCTGCAGCCACTAGCGCAACCAGTGCTGCTACATCAGCATCTTCTGCACTTACTAGCCAGACTGCTGCTGCAACATCAGCAACAAGTGCTGCTACTTCTGCAACAAGTGCTGCTGCCTCAGTATCTACTATTGCAACTTATGCAAGCAATGCTTTGACATCGGCTAACAGCGCAGCAACCTCTGCTGCTTCTGCTAGTGCTTCAACATCTGCTGCTGCAACAAGTGCTGCTTCTGCTGCGACTAGCGCATCATCTGCTCTTACATCACAAACTGCAGCAGCCACATCTGCTACTAGCGCAGCAACAAGTGCATCATCGGCTTTGACTTCTCAAACCGCTGCAGCAACTAGCGCTACTAGCGCTGCTACTTCTGCTTCATCTGCTTTAACAAGTCAGACAGCAGCAGCAACGAGTGCTACATCAGCAGCAACTTCTGCATCAAGTGCAGCAACAACTTACACAAATTATGATGCTCGTTACTTAGGTGCTAAAGCATCTGCACCATCTGTTGACAATCAAGGTGGAGCACTCATCACTGGTGCTACATACTTCAACTCAACAACATCAATCATGTATGCATGGAGTGGTTCTTCTTGGCAGGCTATCTCTACAACATCTTCTTACTCAGCACCTACACTTGGTTCTACAACTATTGGTTCTGGTGCAACGGTTACAACTATTGCAGGTTTAACTCTTAGCGGTGGACTTGCAGCAGCAGACCCAACAACAGACCTTGGACTTGCTACTAAGCAGTATGTTGATGCTGTAACTGCAGCCATTAACTTTCATGCTCCAGTTAAATTGGCTACTACATCAAACCTTTCTGTTACATATAGCAATGGTACATCTGGTGTGGGTGCAACTCTTACTGCTACTGCTAATGGTCGTGGTTCTATTGACGGTGTTAACATTACAACTGGTGACAGAATCCTTGTTAAAGACCAAACTACTACATTCCAAAATGGTGTTTATACAGTAACCACTCAGGGTGCTGGTGGTGCTCCTTATGTCCTTACCCGTGCTACCGATTATGACACAACAACAGAAGTCACTAATGGTGACATAACATTTACTACTGCTGGTACTGTTAATACTGGTGTTACTTATGTTAACACAAGTACTGACCCAGTAACTATTGGTACTACCGCTATTACTTTTAGCGTATACACATCTGCTTCATTGCCTAGCCAAACTGGACAATCAGGCAAGTATTTAACTACAGATGGAACTACAGCATCATGGGGAACTGTATCTAGTTATACAGCCCCAACATTAGGTTCAACATCTATTGGCTCAGGAGCAACTGTAACAACAATTAATGGTTTAACTAAGATAGTATCTGCTACTGTAGCAAAACTTGATGCAAGCGGATATGAGCAAGACTTTGACCTATTAACAATAATGGGCGCAATCTAAAGAAAGGTAGTAACTAATGGCTACAACAACTAAGGCGCTGTTCCGTGGAGCAGCAACAACTACTACAACAACGGTACTGTACACAGTACCATCTGCTACTACTTCTGTAGTAAGCAACATTGTAGTAAGCAATACAGCAGGAACTGCAGGTACATTTACTCTTGGTATGGGTACTGCTGGTGCTAATACATCTTTAGCAACAACTGTTGCTATTCCTGCTAACAGCATTGTGACATTTGACATCAAGCAAGTACTTGCTACAACAAATACAATTACTGGCGGAGCATCTGCTACAACAATTAACTTTCACATCAGCGGAGTGGAGATTTCCTAATGGCCATTAATCAAATACCTGGAGTTGGTCCTCAAAACTCTGACATTGCTTCTTCTGTAGTAAACGCTGGAACATCAGCAGGTTTTGCTGCTACTGGAGCCTCTACATCTGATGTAATTTCAGCAGTGCAAACTTACGCCAGTTCTAAAACTTTAAAAACACAAATTTTTAATAGTTCTGGTACTTTTAATTTACCATCAGGTTACGGAACTAATAACCCATTAACTGTTTATGTTACCGCTTATGGCGGAGGAGCAGGCGGTGGTTCTGGATATACAGGATATGCATATTATTTTAACAGTATTAATGCTGTTGGTGTTGGAGTCGGCGGTGGCGGTGGCGGTAATGGTGGAGGAGGAGGATTAGTTGCAACTGGTTCATATTCAATTACTGCTGCTCAAACTGTTACCGTTGGTGGGGGTGGCAGTGGAGCCGCTGGAACAAATTATAATGTAACTTTAAATAAAGGTGGAGCAGGTGTTGCTGCTGGTAACTCTGGCAGTGCAGGAGGAGCAAGTTCTTTTGGCTCTCTTTTAACTGCAAATGGAGGTTCTGCAGGTAACTCTGGAGCAGCACCCAATGTATCTGTTTATGAAAGTGGAAGTGGTAATAATGCTGGTACAAATGGAACATATGGGAGTACTGGAGCATCTAACATAGCAACTATATATCCAACACCAACATTAGGAAGTAATGCTATGGGTTCAGGAGGGCGCGGTGGCGCTGGTGCAACTTCAAGTGGATATAGTCCATTAACCAATCCTAATAGCGAAGGTACATATAATACATATGCTGTTTCTAAAAATGCTAGTGCAACCATTGATTCATCTTCCTACTCTTATTATGGTGCAGGTGGTGGCGGTGGTGATGGCGGAGGAGGACAAACCGGAAATAGAAACACAAACCAAAATGCAACACTTAATTTTAACTTAACATCAAGCGCAGGAGGAAGTGGAGGTCAAGGCTTAGTAATTGTTTCTTACTATGCTTAATAATTATGGAAAAATACGCTCTTATAAAAGATAATACAGTTATTAATATAATTGTTGTTAATCCTAATGACCAAGATTTTAATGTTAATGCCTTGGTAACTGATGAAATTTCAATTATTCACGATGTTAATAATCAAGCATTTATAAATGGAACTTGGAATTCATCAGAACAAAAATTTTACCCTCCAAAACCTTATCCTTCTTGGGTATGGAATGAACAATTAAATAACTGGGTTGCCCCTAAAGAATTGCCAACCACTAATGGTCAGTGGGTTTGGGATGAATCTGTGGTAGACTATAAGAATCAAGCGCCAAAAGAACCACCTTTTGGCAATAGGTTTGTAGAGGATTAAATGAAAAAAAAGGTAGTGAACTTTTCCCCAATTACTAAAGTAGGGGAAAAGATTCACCCTTTTCCTAAACCCGCAGTTAATTTTATTCCAGAGTGGTATAAAAAAATGCCACAATTTAATGTTAAAGATGAACATACAAGCAGCGCTACAGCAAAATTATGTTCACCTGTTTTAGATTCTTTAACAGGCGGATATATGATTCTTCTTTCGGCAGCGATTAATGTAAAAATAATTAATGGTGAACAAAGAATAGACTTTAGAACTTCTTGGCAACCTTTAGATGTACAAGAACACGGTACTTATCCAGGTTATCCAATACCTACAGGTTTTAATTCAACTGTTTTTAGATGGCAAAATCATTGGAAATTTGAAACACCTTCTGGATATAGCAGTATGATAATGCATCCTAACCATAGGTATGACCTTCCGTTTTTAACATTATCTTCAGTTGTAGACACAGATGTATTACCTAACCCAATAGTTTTTCCTTTCTTTTTAAAAGAAAACTTTGAAGGAATAATTCCAGAAGGAACCCCTATTGCTCAACTTGTTCCTTTTAAAAGAGAACAATGGGATTCTCAAGTAAATGCATTTGATGAAAAAAATATATATGGTTCTGATTTTATTGCACAAGGTTATTTAAGAACATACAAAAATAAATTGTGGCATAAAAAGAATTACAACTAAGGGGACAAAATGAAACAATTAATTACATTTACAAATACAATGAATGTTTCAGAAGAATATTTACCTAAGCCAGCATCTGCTTTTGTACCCGAATGGTATAAAAAATTAGAATCTTATATTGATGGAATAAAAAAACCTGATGGGCAAGGAATAACAACCGCTACAGTAAAAAGATGTATGCCAGTTTTTGATGCAATTACTGGTGGCTATATTATTGTATCTGCTGCAGATGTTTTTGTTTCTCAAAAAGAAGCACCAGATGGAACTAAACATCCATATTTTGAATGGGCAAATTATGGGCTTATTCAATTTCATCCAATAGTTCAAGCACCAGAACACCCAGCAAAGAATGGTTATCCTTATCCTAAATGGATTAATCCTTGGGCAGTTAAAACGCCTAAAGGTTATTCAAGTTTATTTGTTCAACCATTTCATAGAGAATCTTTATTTACAATTCTTCCAGGAATTGTAGATACTGATGAATATACCGCTCCAGTTAATTTTCCATTTGTTCTTAACGATGTAAACTTTGAAGGATTTATTCCTGCTGGCACACCAATTGCTCAGGTTATACCTATTAAGCGTGATGAATGGCAGATGAGCATAGGTACACAGGAAGATTTTATTGAGCAACAACAAGTTAATAACCGTTTACAAACTAAATTTTTTGACCGTTACAAGTCAATGTTTAGACAACCAAAAGAATACAAGTAAAGGAATAAATAATGCCTACATATAAGTATAAGTGTAATGGATGTGGCAAGGATTATCTTGAGCATCGTGATGTAACTCATCCGCAGACATTTACACATTGCGACCAATGTGGAACAGAGTTTACAGAAGTAACTGAATAACAAATAGTTATTACCCCTGAGCAAGGGTTTAAACTGCTCACTTTTTTCTGCCACAAACTAAAGGAGTCATAATGGTATCAAGAGCACCTGACATTTCAGACCGCACGATAATTGATTTATCGGGTCGTCTCTCTACATATTATGACTTAAATGCTAACGCCTTTGATGTGGCTATTGGTGGTTTGCCATTCATCATGGCTGTAACAGACAGCACACCATACAAGCGACAGACTGCAGAGTTCCGTGCCCAGCGTGTAGACCAGATGCGTGACCCAGGTGAACACACCCTGGCTGGCTCTGGCTATTGGACACGCTCACAATCTTCTTGGCACTATGGCGAAGGCATTAACTTTACTGAACCTTTGGAAGGTAACGACAATGAAGTTCGCTTTCGTTTTAAAGATTCCTACGGTGTAGATGTATGGACTCCAGGACAGGTAACACTATTAAAAAAGACAACACTTGCACAGGCTTTCTCTGGCAAAGTAACATTAGCCTCAGGTTATGATGGCAGTGCAAATGTAATCTTTGCTTTTAATCAAGCAACATATACATCAGCAGGTACTGCTATTTACAAAATAACAACTGCTGGTACATCTACCGCTTTTCTTTCTTATTCAGATATTGGCAGCAAAACAATCCTTGCTCAGACATCTAATGGTCAGACAATCTATTTATCTAATGATACAACTATGTATGACATTGACATGGCAACAGGTACAGTCCATGCTGCCTACACTTGGAGCAAGACACCATCATCTGTAGTAATGAAGTATGTCAAGGGTCGTGTTATTACGGCAGTTACTTATACAGATGGAACTAACGCTGCCTTTGAATTAACATTCCCAGCAGGTGGACCTATCGCAACAAGCACGCTGACTGCCATCAATGGCTCAACTACTGTGGCTAAGAACTGGACATGGTCTGCAATTACAGAAGCCAATGCTGCTATCTATATGAGTGGCAACTCAGGTGAACATTCAACTATGTTTAAACTTCAAGTCAATGCCGATGCAACTTTAGGTACAATCCTTACTGCAGCACTGATGCCACGAGGAGAAGTTATTACTTCTTTGTACGGCTACCTTGGCACATACATTATGCTTGGCACCAACAAAGGTGCACGCATTGCAACTGCAGATAACAATGGTGATATTACCTACGGTCCACTTGTGTTCCACAATGAGAACGGTGTCTACGACTTTGAAGGTCGTGACTCATATATCTGGTGCACCAATACCAATGGTGTTAACTCTGACTCAGGCACTATGCGTATTAACTTGGCTCAGCCAATTACTCTTTCAGGTTATGCACAGCCTATATCCACAGGTGTGTATGCCCGTGCAACAGATGTGTATGCAGATACAGTAACTGGCACAGTCCAATCTATCCGCATCTTTGATTCACCTAACCGTGTTGTATTTGCAATCAATGGTTCAGGTGTATGGATTGAACACCCTACAGATTTAGTTCCAGATGGTGTATTGCGTAATGGAAAGATTCGTTACGACACCATGGAAAACAAAGCATGGAAGCGTGTGCGTGTTCGTACTATCAATGACACAGCCAATGGCGACATTAGTATTTACAAATTGACAAATACTTCCGATGAACTTGTTACTACAATTCTTCAAGGTAACAGCACACAAGCAGATATTGATTTAGCAAATGCTTACCCAAACATTTTGCCAGATGCTGCATTTAAGTTGCAGTTGTACCGCAACACAACCGATGCAACCACTGGTCCAATAGTGGTGGGCTTAGCAGTCAAGGCTTTGCCTTCACCTACTCGTGCTCGTGTGCTACAAATTCCTATCTTTATGTATGACCGTGAGACAGATAAGACTGGCAGCATCATTGGTTATGAGGGTTATGCTCGTGAGCGTTTGTTTGCACTTGAGTCTGTTGAAAGCATTGGTGCAACAATCATTGTTCAAGACTTCACCGCAGGTGGAGAACCTATTGAGTGTGTGATTGAACAGATTACATTTACTCGTTCAACACCTTCTGCTCGTAACTACTCAGGCTTCGGTGGCATTGCCCAAATCGTAGCCAGAACGGTTGTATAATGTCATCAGATGTAGCAACAATTGTCTACTCATACTTCTTTGTTATTGCTGCTTTACTTGGTGGCATTGCTTTAATTGCAAAGCATAGTATTCAAAAGCATACAGAAGAATTAAAAGATAAGTTGAATAAGATTGAGTACGCCCTGTATAACGATGGGCATACTGGCTTAATAAATAAAGTTGACCAACTCATAGAGAACCAAAACATTATCAAGATTGATGTTGAGGTTATGAAGGCTAAATCAGAATCTAACTAACCGAAAGGTCCAAGTGAAACTTCCCCGTTTACTTGCAGTCTGGTTCCTCGTATGTGGAACTTCTATCTTTGCTTTACCATTTGCTAACGCAGAACAGACAGGTCAGATAACTGTTACCTGTGCTAATGAGGCTGGTGAAGCCAAAGACTTTAGAGTTGGTTGGGATAATACAACTCAGTTCTTTGAAGGCAAAGGAAACATTGCTGCACTATTTTGTTCTATTGCAACACAAGGACAATGGAAAACTTTTGTTAAAACTGATGCGCCAGCAAGCACGCTTTATTACAATGGAGTAGCACCTACTCCTGCGCCGATTCCAACTCCTGAACCTTCGCCTTCTCCTTCTGCCACTCCCTCCGCAAGCCCTCAACCTTCGACTTCTCCAACTCCAGTTCCAAGCCCAGTCGAATCAACTGCTTCTCATCCTGAGCCAACTCCGACTGTATCCAGCGAACCCTCTGGACAATCCCCAAAACCACAAACACAGCCAGCACCACAAGAAACTTTATCTCCATCTCCATCTCCTTCTGTTGATACTTCTACAGTTACATCTTCTGTTGATACCAGTACAGCAGTATCACCACTGCCAACGCCACTCCCAAACCCAGAGCCACAGCCTACTCCTCCCGCTCCTGTTGAACCAACACCCACACCAATAACCCCACCAGCAGTGGAACCAACACCACAACCACAGCCAACACCTGTGCCTACTCCTTTACCTGAGCCTACGCCTACGCCAGTACAACCTGACCCCGTTCCAGAACCACCTGTCGTAGCCCCACTCCCAGAGCCAAGTCCAGAACCTGCGCCTCAGCCTGAGCCATTACCCCAGCCAGAGCCCGCACCTGTGCCTCCAGCACCAGAACCTGCTCCCGAACCCGTGCCAGTTGCAGAAGAACCTCCTGCCCCTGCACCAGAGCCTGAGCCCGTTCCTGTTGAGGAGCCACCTGCTCCTGCTCCAGAACCTCCTGTTGAACCTGAGCCTCCGATTGCAATTCCTGACCCAGAGCCTGTGCCACCTGAGCCTGCTCCTGAGCCAGAGGTAACTCCTGTTCCTCCAATTCCTGCACCTGCGCCTGAACCTGCACCGCTACCTCCTGTAGTAAAACCTGAACCACCTGTGGTGGCAACAGTAAATTCTACACCAGAGGAGCGAGCAGCAGTAGCAGAAACGCTGATTGCTGCAGCACAAGGTGCACCAGTTACAGCAGAGGCAATCCAAGAAGCAGGTCTTAAGTACGAAGATTTGCCACCTGCTACACCTGTTGAAGTTCGTCAAGATGAGAACGGCAATGAAGTTGTTATCACAGCAGAGGTAGCAGCAGCCCTTGTTGTACTTGAAAGTCCAGCAGCACTTGTATCTGCAATCTTTACTGACCCAGGACAAGCACTACTTGCATTAGCAAGCATCGGTGCTGACATGTCGCCAGAAGAAAGAGCAGAGTCACAAAAAATTATTGTCGCATCAGTCATTGCTGGGCAGGCTGCAGTTAATGCAGCAGGCATGGCATCAGTAGCAGCCTATAGGAGAAAACCATGAAGAAGATAATGAAGGACATGGTTGACCAACTATGGA